GATGGGTATGATAATACATATTTAGTAATATGAAAAATAGAAAAAGAAATACATTAGGGCAATTTGTAAAAAATTCTAAGGTATCAGAGTTTGGCTTTGTTAATTTAAGCACATATACAAGTCCTGAAATCCAAGAAGTTCAAGGTAAAGAATGGGTTCAGTATGGTGCTGATAATAATTACTTTCAGTTTTTAATTGATAGATATAATGGAAGTCCAACTAATAATGCTGCTATAAATGGTATTAGTCAGCAAATTTATGGTAAAGGTCTGAACGCAACAGATGGCAATAGAAAGCCAAACGAGTACGCCCAAATGCTTTCTTTATTTAAAAAAGAATGTATTAGAAAATTATGCTATGATTTAAAATTAATGGGTCAATGTGCTATACAAATTATATATACTAAAGATAGAAAACGTATTGCTCAGGTAGAGCATATGCCTATTGAAACTTTAAGAGCAGAAAAATGTAATGAAGATGGAGAAATACCTGCATATTTTTATTTTAAAGATTGGGCAAACATTAAAAGAAGTGATGAACCTTTAAGAATACCTGCTTTTGGTATGTCTAATGAAAGTATTGAAATATTATATGTAAAACCATACAAATCAGGTTTTTATTACTACTCTCCTGTGGATTATCAAGGTGGGTTACAGTATTGTGAACTTGAAGAAGAAATTAGCAATTATCATTTAAATAATATAATGAATGGTCTTGCTCCGAGTATGTTAATCAATTTCAATAATGGAACGCCAAATCAAGAAGAACGTAAATTAATTGAAAATAAAATAGCACAAAAGTTTTCAGGTACAAGTAACGCAGGTAAATTTATTCTAGCCTTTAATGACAATAAAGAAAGTCAAGCTGAGATAACGCCTGTTCAATTATCTGATGCACATAATCAGTATCAATTTTTATCTGATGAATCGGCTAAAAAAATAATGGTTGCCCATAGAATTGTATCTCCTATGTTATTAGGAATTAAAGATTCTAGTGGATTAGGAAATAATGCAGATGAAATAAAGACTGCATCATTACTTATGGATAATACTGTTATCAGACCTTTTCAGGAACTTTTAATAGACAACTTTGATAAAATACTTGCATACAACGATATATCCTTAAACCTCTACTTTACGACTTTACAACCATTAGAGTTTACTGAAGTTGATAGTTCAATACAAGACAAAGAAACTATTGAAGAAGAAACAGGAGTTGAAATGCAAAAATTTAGTCTTAAAAAAATAGATGGTCAAGATGTTTATAAAACTAAAGAAGAAGCTATAAAAGTAGCTGAAGAAAAAGGTTGCGAAGGTTATCACGAACACGAAGAAGATGGCGAGATTTGGTATATGCCTTGTAAAACACACGCAGAAGTGCCTAAATTATCAGATGAGCAAGGTAACTTAATGCTAGAACATTTAAAAGGCGAAACAGTAAATGATGAGTGGATTATTACAGATGTCAGAGATGTTGATGAAGATAACCTCGCTAATGATGAATGGGTTGCTGCTAGTATAGTAAACAAAGAAACTACATTAAGTAAAATAAAAAAATTAGTTGGATTAGCTGATGAAATAAAATCAAAAAATAAAGGTAGTTCTTATAGCGACTTAGATTCTAAAAACTATAAAATAAGATACCAATATTATAAAAAATCTAATGCAAAATCTATACAAAGAGATGCAGATGGCAAAAGAAAAAGCACTTACGAAACAAGAAAGTTTTGTGAAAATATGATGGCATTATCAAGACAGGGTGTAGTTTATACTATTGAAGATATTGACAAAGCAAGTAGAGCAGGTGTTAATGGTGGTTTTAGTCCAGAAGGTAAAAGCACTTATGATTTATTCAAATACAAAGGTGGTTGCTACTGCAGACACGCTTGGAAGCAAATTTTATATAGAAGAAAAAAAGGTGCGCAAGTGAGTGAAAACTTAAAAAACTATAGAAGAACAGGCGATATACCATCTACATACAAACGAAATCCTTGGGGAAGTAAAGATGCAAAAAAAGCAACATTTGATTTACCGAATCACGGCTCATTAAAATACACTTACTAATGGCAACACAATTATTCATAAATAGAACTGACTTAGTTAGAAACTCAATACTTGATGGGAATATAGATACATCAAAATTTATTCAGTTCATAAAGATAGCACAAGAGATTCACGTACAGAACTATATGGGCACAAAGTTGTATGATGGTTTATCTGCAGCAATACCTAATATTGACCAACCTGCTAATGCTAGATGGAAAACTTTATTAGATGACTATATAGCACCGATGCTAATATGGTTTGCTCAAGTTGATTATTTACCATTTGCAGCATACCAAGTTCGTAATGGTGGTGTATTTAAACATAGGTCAGAAAATTCTGATACAGTTAGTAAAGAAGAAGTTGATTATCTAGTAGAAAAGGCTAGAACTAATGCTGAGTGGTATTCTAGAAGATTTATTGACTTTATGTCTTTTAATGAAATAACATACCCTGAATACACAAACAACACGAATGATGATATATACCCAAGTTATGATGCTACATTTAATGGTTGGGTACTATGAGATATAAACCGAAAGAAAAAAATATAGAAAAATTAAAAATATTTCTAAAAAAGATACAAAATAATAAAACAAAAAAATTAAAGTATGGCAACTCTATTTAACACTAAAATTTCTGCAACTTATGAGGGTCTATTTAAGACAATTGATAATGCTGCAATAACTGCTTCTTTAAAAGAATTAACAGATGGTTCAGGAAACCAATCAGGTCTTTATGTAAATACTGCAGGAGATTTTAAAGTTTCTAATATATTAGAGTGGGGTTCATTAAAAGACACAGGCACAGGGGTTACAATAACTCGTTATGTAACTTCTACTGATGGAATAGAAAACTTTGATAATAATACTTCACTTCCTACAAGTGCTGCTGTAAAACTATATGTAGATAGTAAATTTGCTACTTCAGATACTTTACAGGAAGTTTTATCTTTTGGAAATACAACAGGTGGAAATGATATTGTAGTTTCTGCTAGTGATGACATTACATTTACTGATTCTAGTAAAATTTTAATGGGTGCATCTAGTGATTTACAAATATATCACGATGGCTCAAATTCTTATATTATAGATGCAGGAACAGGTGGTTTAACAATACAAGCTAATGCAGATTTTGCTTTACAATCTACTGGAACAAATGAAAACTTTATTACTGCTGCTACTAATGCCTTTGTAAAATTATATTTTAATGGAAACGAAAAACTAGCAACAACTAATACAGGAGTAGATATTACAGGTAATCTTGTAGTAAGTGGAAGTATCACAGGAGCAGGTGGTTCATTCTTGCCACTTGCAGGGGGTACAATGACAGGTAATACTTTACACGGAGATAGTATAAAATCTTTATATGGCACAGGAAATGATTTAGAAGTTTATCACGATGGTACTCACGCAGTTGTAAATAATACAACAGGAAATGTATATCTATCATCTTTAGGAGCAATATTTTTAAGAACAAACACAAATGAAACCTCATTATTAGCAAATGCAAATGGTAACTTAGAATTATATTACGACAATTCAAAGAAATTTGAAACCTCATCAACAGGTGTATCAGTTACAGGTGCTTTATCTACTACAGCAGATGTAACAGTAGGAGCAAATGCAACTTTTGTAGATAATGGAAAAGCTATATTCGGAGCAAGTTCAGATTTTCAAATATTTCATAATGCTACATCAAATGCAAACATAATATCTTCTTTATTAGACAGGCAATTACAGATTACATCTAATAATTTATTTATTGGAAATCAAGCTGCAAGTGAAAATATGATAACTGCTATTGCTGATGGAGCAGTTTCTTTATATTATGATAATACAAAAAGGATAGAAACAGTTTCAGCAGGTGCAAAGGTTACAGGAAACCTAGAAGTAACAGGCACAATTACAGGAAGTGGTGGTTCGTTCCTACCTTTAGCAGGTGGAACAATGACAGGCGATACTATTCATAATGATAATGTTAAGTCTATTTATGGAACTTCTAGTGATGGATTAGAAGTTTATCACGATGGTTCACATTCATACTTAAAAGATTCAGGAACAGGAGATTTAAAAATTTCATCTAATACTGTAAGAATAGAATCTAATGGTGCTGAAAATATGATTATTGCTAGTGCTAATGGAGCAGTAAATCTTTATTATAATAATAATCAAAAAATAGCAACTACAAACACAGGTATATCAGTAACAGGAAATGGAGTGTTTAGTGGTAATGTTTCTGTGCCTGATAATCAATATTTTACAGCAGGTACTGGTGGGGATTTATTAATTCGACATTTATCCAGTGATAATTCAAGTTACATTCAAAATTATACAGGAGATTTTAACATTGAAAATAGAGCAGTAACACAATCAATAGTATTTAAAGTTTCAGATGCAAATGCAGGAGATACAACAGCTTTAACAATATCAAGAAATGCAGATGCAAGTTTTGGTCGTGATGTAACAATAGCAGGAGATTTAACTGTAAACGGAACAACAACAACTGTAAACAGTCAAACACTAGCAGTAGTTGACCCTTTAATACAACTAGCAAAAGACAATACAGCTAATAGTTTAGACATTGGATTATATGGAGATTACAATGATGGCACAGATAGATTCTTAGGATTATTTTCTGATGCATCTGATGGTAATAAATTTAAGCTATTTAAAGGAACAACAGTTGAGCCTACAACCACAGTAAATATTGGTGCAACAGGATATGTAGCAGCAGATTTAGTTGTAGCAGGATTAGAAAGTTCAAGTTTTATTTCTACAGGTACTGTTTCTGCAACCTCGTTTATATCAACTACTGATGCAGGTATAAATATTAATGGTTTAACACTTACTAGAGTAGCTGCAAATACAGCTTTTAGAACATCAGGTGGATTAGAAACTTTAGGTTTATTAAGAAGCTATGCAGGATTAAATGTAGCACAAACTGCTACTTTTGGAGGAAACGCAACTTTTGCAGGAGATGTAAGTTTAGCTGACAATAAAAAATTAAAGTTTGGTACAGGCTCTGATTTAGAAATTTATCACAGTGGAAGTGATAGTTATATTAAAGATAGTGGAACTGGAGATGTAAGGATTGTAGCATCAGCAACAAAAATTTTCGATGCTGACCAAAGCCACCTTCAAGCTGCGTTTATTGATGGTGGTTCTGTAGATTTATATTATAGTGGTAATAAAAAATTTGAAACTACAAGTACAGGGGTTACTATAACTGGTGGATGGGTTACTGATGGTGTTTCTGTTGCTACATCAAATGTAGAATTTACAGACAATTCTAAAGCAATGTTTGGTAATGGTAATGACCTTCAAATATACCACGATGGAAGTAATAGTTATATTTCTGATGTAGGAACAGGAAGTTTATTATTAAAAACAAGTGCTTTATTAGTTAGAAATCCTTCTGATAATTCTATGTTAGATGGATTTAGTGGTGGAGCAATTAATTTATATTACAATGGTTCTAAAAAATTAGAAACAACTGATTCAGGTATAAAAGTAACATCTGAGGGTTATCAAATAAACATAGAAGATAGTAGTAGTGGAAATATAAGCGAAATATTGACATCGCAGATAGAGCCGATGCTGTTTCAGGTACATCAATGATTTTTAGTATTGATAATTTAACGGCATTATCTATTAACGCTTCATTAAACTCAACTTTTGCAGGAAATATAACAGGAGTTGGTGCATCGTTTATTGGTGCAGCAGCATCAGGCGCACCTTTAGTGACAATAGAAAATAATAGTGGCTCAACTGCTACGTCTTATGGTTTATTAGTTGTAGGTGGTGGTAATAGTTCAAATGGTAGAACATTTGAAGTTAGAGATAGTTCAGGAAATACTGATTTATTGGTAAAAGGAAATGGCAATATAGGAATTGGTACTGATTCGCCAAATGCTAAATTAGAAATTAGAAATGATGTAGCTGCAAGTACTGATTTAGACCCAACTGCTATAAAATTATACAATAATAGCGATGGTGGTTCTGCTATTGAATTTTCTAACGGGGTTAGTGGAAATTCTAAATTATCATTTGGAGTTGAAAGCACAG